GCCCGCGCGGGCCCAGGCGCTCATACCCGCGCACCTCTTCGGCGGCCAGCATGATCTTGTCCAGATAAGGAGTGTCCATCACACACCCGGGTCAGACGGGAAGACCGGCGAGCTGATGCTGAACGGCACGTCGAACTGCTCCCGCATGGCCGGGCCGAGCAGCACCATCCGGCCATCCACATCGCGGATCTCCAGCGCGGCGTTGTCGTAGCGGAAGCTGTCATCCTCGAACACGGTGACCGCCCCGGAGTAGACGCCACCGGCAATCTGGCGCCTGGACAGGTACTGGATGGCCATGTCGTAGAAGACGACGTTAGTGCGCTCGCCAGTGACCTCAAGGGCGGCTGCGTTGCGCGCCACCTCACCCTGGGCCTTGCCGTAGCTGTAGCTCCCGATGGTCTCATTCATGAGCGGGGAGGCGATGATCTGCTGGTACGGCTGGCGCAGGTAGAGATAGTCGGCCATGGCCAGAATGCCATTGGTAGCGAGCTGCTGGCAGTCGGGCGTGCTCATACCATGCCCGACGATGTTTCCCAGGCTTGGCCAATCATCAGGGGTCAGCTCGGTGTGAAAAGTGAGCATGAGCGTGGCCTGCATGATGGCGGCGTTGGCGTACCCGGAGAAGCTCGCCTCCGGGCGGCCGGTGAAGGTCGCTAGCTGAGGCACAGTGGGCAGGGGGAGCACGCCTATGAAATCGGGCTAGCCTGATGGCGACGGCTGGGATGCGGCGGCCCGGAGCTGCTGCTGAAGCTGTGCCACCTGGTTCTGGAACTGGCGCCCTGCCTCGCGGGCCTGATCGCGCTCACTGGCTGCTGTTCCGGCGTCGGCCTGAGCCTGATCGCGCTGTGCGGTGGCGGCAGCCAGGGCCTCCTGGGCGGTCTTCAGATCCTGCTGGCACGCACCGTGATCGGCCGCTGCCGCGTCCTCACCGCCCACCGGGCGCTTGAGCAGGACATGGATGTACGGGTAGCCGATGGCGGTTGCTTCCACCCACCAGCCTTCCTGGGACAGCTTGTTCAGGCGCGGAACCGAATCACCGGCCGGGGTCCGGTTGTCAACCTCGATGAACAGGAACTCGTAGACCGCCATGCCCTGGTAATCGGGTCAGTACAGCACGGGGGCAGGCACCCCTCCGCCCCTGGCGGCCTCAGCCTGGTCAGCGGCGGCTAGCTGCTCCCGGGACGGGGCACCGGCCGCGCCGACCTTCTGGTAATCAGCCTCGGTGGCCTCCGCGTAGGACTGCTTGCCCGGCCACTTCCCCAGCCGGAAGCACTCCCGGCCCCACCGGGCCGTCTGCCCGGCCTCATCCAGGCCTATCCAGTCCTGGGCCTCCTGCCAGCGCAGGGTGCCTTCCTCCAGGTAAATGTTCTGGCCGCGCATCCAGACCACCCCGGCGAACGACCAGCCGCTCTTGCGGACGTGCAGCCAGATACCGGGCCTGTCCGGGTTGGCACGCTGGAAAACCAGTTCCCTGTCTTCCCTGCCCGCCCTCAGCGCTGCGGCGTGCAGGCGCTCTCTCTCGGCCCGCTGTTCGGGGTTGAGCATCGCCTCCGGGGTGACCCGCGCGGACAGCTCAGCGACCACCCCAGCCCCGGCTACGGGTGCCCTGAGGTCAGGCCTTGCGTCTCCGCACTCCATGCAGAACTTCGCGGCCTTGTCGATCAGGTGGCCGTTCTGGCAAGTCCAGTCGGCTGTGGCTGCCTGCACCTGGAACGGCTCCCCGCACTCCATGCAGAACTTCGCCCCGGCCGGGGATTCATGGCCGTTGCCGCACACCTGGACCGGGACAGCGGCCTCGTCATAGGGAGACAGCTCCGGGACCGGGGCCACGTTCAGCGGGATCACCTGGGCTGCCTCGGAATCAGGGGCAGCGAACTGCTCCAGGCCGTCCAGCACGGTGACCCCGGGAGCAGTCAGCTCATCCGGCTCAGGAACGTCTAGCCCCAGCCCGTCGTCATCCGGATCACCTCCGTACTGATGAGTCTCCTGCTGGCCAGGCACCGGGCTCTCCTGGTCTGCGTGATCAGCGGCAAGCTGCTCAGCCAGGGACGGTGCTGGCTCGTACCCAGTCTTCCAGACACGCATCACGTCCACGTCCGGGTCTTTCCGGAAGACGGTGGTGCCACGCCTGTGATCAGGGTTCTTGCCGGTCTTAGTCATTGCCGCTCCCCTGAATGATGGTCCTGACAGGATAACTGCTCAATCGCCAGGGCTCAGACCACCAGCTTGAAAGAATCCGGCGGCAGCTCCTGCCAGTCCTGCGGCTCGTAGTGCGGCCGGAAGCACTGGCTGGTGCTGGCCTCGAAGAAGTACTCCGAGAGCGCCCCGGGAGTCAGTGTGGACGCGCGGCCGATGTGCTCACTGCGGGACCAGGCCGGGAAGAGGCTGCAGAGGCCGCCCTCGTGAATCAGGGTACGCAAATGGTGATCCCACGCCTCGGGATTGCCTGGTATCCCGCCCCAGCCCGGAAGGATGAACTGCTCCCACCGGTCAGGCCACGTTCCCCAGACCAGGGGTGAGAACCACGGCACACGCACTGCCTTCCCCGGCAGCCCGCTGGTGGCCATGACATGGGAGCAAACAGCTATGGCCTTCTCATCATCCCGGTAACGCTGCGCCCAGGTGAAGTACTCCAGCAGGTCATCCGCCACTACCAGGTCTTCCTCCGCGAGAATGGTGAAACTGGCGCCGTCCGCGAACGCCCGCCGCATCGTGTCCCTGGTGTTGGCAAAGCAGCCCTTGCGCACGTCGTTGACGATGACCTCGGTGCTGCGGAAGGACCGCTGCAGGAATGCCTTGAACTCGCCCACCGGGAACGGTGAATGGACTGGCCGGGGCTCCATGCAGAACAGCAAGTGAGCATCCTGAATCCCGCGCACCTTGCCCCAGCTATCGAGCGCCTGGCGCAGGTATTTCTCACGCTGGGCCGAGACAGTGAAGGCGATGGTGAAGCTCACGCCACCTGAATCGGGCAGCTACACCCGGCAGCCAGGCAGCCGTGCCTGCCGTGGGAGTGCTCCGGGGGACAAGCGCAGGCCCCGTAGTCCAGGGCGTACCGCTCGGCCACGTCCACCGGCACGATGGCGGCGATGCGCTTGCCGTGATCGGTCAGCCAGGTCATCTGGTCCCGGTCACTGGCCAGGTCGATGGCGGCTTCAAGGCCAGAGTGAATGGCCTCCGACGCATCTTCCCAGCCAAGGGTACCGACAGCGGCGTGAACTTCCAGCGATCTCACGTCAGGCACCGGCTGGCCTGCCTGCCGCGCGGTTGTGCATCCGGTACGCCTGAAGCTGGAGGGTCACTGCAGCATCCTCAACCGTCCGGACCAGGCCTGGCTCGGGCACATATCCCATTCGGGACGGATGAAGGGACTTGCGCAGCGCAGCCACGGCAGCATCCATCTGAGCGGCCAGTTCTTCCAGCTCGGGGTCCGGTTCTCTCTTAGCCATACAGGTGATACGCCGGAACCCCCAGGGGATCACGTGGGAACGCAGCGCCCTGGGGGTTCCGGTGGCACGGCTGGCCTAGTCGATGGTGCCCGCGCCGCCGTTCCAGTAGCTCGTGGGAGCGGCGGTGCCGTTGCTGATCAGCGCGGTGGCCACGACCATCTGCTCGGGCCTGGTGATGACCGGGAGAAGGTTCCATTCCATGAGGTACTGCCGGGCGGAGGGGTCCTTCTCCTTCCAGGTCTTGGTGAACTTGCCGGTGAACCCGGACGGGGCCTCGTCATCAGCGGTGGGGCCAATCAGCAGCTCCACCGGCCGCTGGTCGGTGTAGTTGCCGAGGTAGGCCTGGCCGTCCGGGACGAAGAAGGTCAGGCTGCCAGCGTCGGACTCGTAGACCTGCTCCACCTGGGTCCAGGTGAGGCCGAGGAAACCGGAGATGATCCCGGTGGAGTAGTACTCGTCCTTCATCCGGTCGGAGAGCATCGTGGCCGGGATGTTGACGGTGGAGCCAGCCCCGGCGTGGACCCAGGCCTCCATCAGGGCGGCCATGGTAACCGAGGTGGCGAAGACCTCCTTGCACGGCACCCGGCCGTGGATCTGGACGATCCGCTTCCAGCTCCGCACGTCCTCGATGATCTGGAACGGCGTGGCGTAGGTCACCGAGCCGGACCCGGCGGACAGGTTGGTGTTCGCCTGGCTCAGGTCGGTGTTGGCCCCGGTGCCGGTTGCGTAGGTCAGCGAGGTGTTGTTCACCCAGGCCGTGGCCGGGGTGACGAAGTGGCTGGACGGGAACTTGTAGTCCACCGTTGCCTGCACGTCGGTGTAGCTGTAGATGATGCCGCCGCCGAGGGCCTGCCAGATCGACCACTCCGCGAAGTTGTCGAACCGGTAGTTCAGGTCGTTGATCTCGCGGAGCACGGCCTGCTCGGCGTTGACGGTGGCAATCTCCCCGGGCAGCCGGAGCCAGTGCAGCGTGGTCGGCTCGAAGACCTTCTTCTCCCGGAGGTAGATGAAGGCCGCCGATTCCTGCGACCGGCCGAGGCGGGCCACGATGTGGGCTTCGGAGTTGGGCACGTTCGGCTTGGCCAGCAGCCGCGAGCCCTTCACCACGTCCCAGGTGGCGCTCGGGAACGGCCACGGGGTCTGGTCCATGCGGTTGAGCATCAGGAGCGATTCGGGGGTCGTGAACTTCTCGACCACTCCGCGCAGGACCATGGGCTCCAGCAAGCTGATATCGGGCATTGGTCCCGATCCCTCCGGTTGTCTGCTTATCTGTAGCAGCGATCCCCGGAGCGGGAACCCGGCCTGCGGGGGCTTAGCGCCTCACATCCCTGGCCTGGGCCATCACTGGCCTTGCTCGTCTAATCGGCATTACGAGCCAGTGGCACATACCTTTCCTGGGAGTCAGCCCAGGCCCCTGTGCGGCGCTTCCTGCCATCGTCGCCTGTGGCGGGCCCGCATGACACACGGCCTGGGCTTCGTCCCCGGTGCTCAGGCCTCCGGCATGTGGTAAGAACCAGAGCTGCCTGAGCACATCCTCTTATACGGCAACAGGCCCCGGTACCTCCTCCGGAGAGGCCCGGGGCCCGCTGTTCCCGCAGTGAGGTGCGGTGGCTTTACGTCCCCCGCACCTGGGACGGCCTGTAGGTCAGAACCGGAAGTAGCCCTGGCCGGATTCGCCGCCCGCACCGCCGACGTTCGCGTCGAACCGGGCCTTGAGCTGGGTCACGATCCCGCCGCCGGAGGTGGCGCCTGCGGCGCTGGAGCCGACACCGCCTGCCGTGCCCGCGATGAGGCTCGTGGTGTCCGTCCCGGAGATCACGCTCAGGTTCAGCAGGCCCGCGACCACCAGGTTGCCCAGGGCATCGGTGGCCACCTTGCCTGCCGGGCTGGAACTGCCCCCGGTGTCACGCGCATCGCGGAGGAACCCGGCGCAGTTCTGGGTTCCATCGCTAGCGGTCGCTGAATAGACGTAGTACTTCTTGGTGCTGGTCCGCCGGGCGATGGCGCAGCCGGTCGGGACCACGCCCTGGCCACCGGCCAGCGTGACGCCGAACTGGGTGTAGCCATGCATGGACTGCAGAAGCTCCAGCACCTTCTCGGCATGGAACTCATCCCCGAAGGCCGTGCCGTACTCGTGAGTCGGCTTGGTGTAGCCCGGGACGTAGTCAAACTCAAACGAGTCGGTGGCCATGGCTCCTGAGGCTCCCTGTCAGTTCCTGTTGTGGTATCTCGTGCTCAGCGCTTCGTCGTGCCGTTTTGCGTGAAGAAGCGAGAGGTGTGGTCCGAGCTGGTCAGCCGGGCCAGCTCCGCGTCCACGTCCTTGACGTGGCCTTCGTCGGTATCTCCAGTCAGGCCTGCCGGGCTGTCGAGCTTGACGTAGGGCGAGTCGGCCGGGGCGGTGAACGCGGCCAGGCCCTCGGTGTCACCGCTCAGCGTCATCTCGATGGCGCGCTCCCGGGCCTTGGGCAGCAGCCGCCCGACGCTGATGAGCTTGTCCACCTCGACTGCGGCCTTGTCGCGCTCCAGGGAGTTGATCCGCTCGGCCTGGGCGTTGGAGAGCTGCGCCAGCTCGGACACCGCGCCGACCAGGTCGTCTCCGGTGAT